ATTCTAGCATATTTCGGTGGAAGGAGTGGGGAAAAGGTTACAAGCATATTTAAAAAATAAAAGCAAATGGCTAAGATAAAAACTTACGAAAATGATAGCACCATTACTGGAGAGGATAAAGTGTTAGGCTCTGACGTATCGGGTTCTACCAAAAATTATTTAGTAAGTGATCTAGCATTCTTTATAAATAAACAACAATTATATACTCATCATCAAAATAGTGCATCAGCAACTTGGACAATAAATCACAATCTAGGAAAATTTCCATCAGTAAGTATAAAATTTTCTAGTAGTGATAATGTTTATACAAATGTTGGCGCTTTTGCGGGTGTAACATACAATAACAATAACACAATAACAATTAATCTCGCGGCTGCGGAAAGCGGTTACGCATACTTAAACTAAAACAAAAATGGCAATACCTATTTTAAATCACTTAGATCTAAGAAGTGTATCGGAGCTGCGAAATGCAATACTCCATAAAACAACAGAAGGTTCTGCTTCTAATGTAGAAGGTAAAATAATCTACGATACAGGAGCGAACGCAATTAAATTTTACGATGGTTCCAACTGGCAACAACTTGGAACAGCTACTGGCGATATTGAAGGCGTAACTGCTGGAGATGGTTTATCAGGTGGTGGAACATCAGGAACAGTTTCATTAGCAGTAAATGTTGATGACTCATCAATCGAAACTAATTCAGATACTTTAAGAGTAAAAGCATCAGGTATTACAAACGCTATGCTTGCGGGCTCAATAGCAAATGGTAAACTTGCTAATAGCTCAATAACTATTAATGGATCTGCAATATCATTAGGCGGTTCAGTAACTACACCAAATGATAATACACAATTATCTGATGAACAAGTACAGGATATAGTTGGCGCTATGGTAAGCAGTAATACTGAAACAGGTATTACAGTAGCATATCAAGATGGCGACGGTACTTTAGATTTTACAGTAGCAGACTCAGACTTTGCTTTAACAGGAGATGTTACAGCTTCTGCAACTCAAACTGCAAAAGGTAATGTATCTCTTGCAACCACAATAGCATCAGCTGCGGTTCACCACGGCATGTTAAATGATGATATTATTTCTGGTCAAGGAGCATTAACATCAGGTTTAGCAAGTACAGATGAATTAATGATTAGTGATGCTGGAACTGTTAAAAGAATGGATGTTAGTGTGCTTCAGTCATACTTACAATCTAACTTAACGTTTACAACAAATACAGACACAGACGTTTCTATAACAAACTTAGGAGCTAGATTACCACAATTAAGTTCATCTTTTTCAATTGGTGATGCTTCAGATGTTACTGTTACTTTTTCTGGTGGCGTTGTTGTAACTGGCGATTTAACTGTATCGGGTACTACTACAACAGTTAATTCAACTACTGTAAATCTTAATGACCATAATATAGTACTTGATAGTGGTAACAGTACGTCAGCAGTTGTTGATGGTGCTGGTATTACAATTGAAGGTGGTTCTGGTGATGATGCTACATTTACTTATAACGCTTCAACAAATGCGTTTGACTTTAAATTAGGATCTTCATTTGAAGATATTAAAGCTGCTAAATTTACAGGTACTGAATTAGATATTTCAGGAAATGTTGATGTTGACGGTACTCTTGAAACAGATGCTTTAACAATTGACGGTACTGCAATAGCAGAATTCGTACAAGATACTGTTGGAGCAATGTTCTCAGGTAATACTGAAACAAGAATATCTGCAACTTATGTAGACGGCGATGGAACTATAGATCTTGTTGTAGATGATATGACAGCAAATGATGTTAGAACTGTAACCGCTGGCGGTAATACTTTAGCTTCAAATGAAACATTAGCGTTTACTGCTGGATCAAATATAAGTATTTCAGAATCTGGTGGTGCTGTAACTATTGCAAGTACTGATACACAATTATCTTTTGCTTCAGCTGCAGAGGTTCAAGCAGGTACTAATACATCAAAAGCTATTAATCCTGATAAACTTGCTGCTAAATCTGTACATGCTACAATCGACGTATCTGATTCAAACTTTACATCTAACCTATATGCTGAAATAACACATTCATTAGGTACTGAAGATGTAATTGTTCAGTTATTCGATTCTAGTTCAAAAGAGCAAGTATATGCTGATATAGCTAGAACAGATAAATCTGATTCTGCATCAACAAGTAAAATTAAAGTAAGCTTTGCAGCAGCACCTACAAATGATATAGAAGTTTTAATTACTTCAATCAAAGGATCTACTGCTGGAAGTGTAGCTTATAACTAATAATAATTAAAATACGGCGGCACTTTGGTGCCGTCTGTATTTATTTAAATATATTTATATGGCATTATTTTCTTTAGATATAACACAACCATTAGTTGCTATTACTGCTTCTAGTAATACACATACTATAGATTTTGATGCACACGGTAATAATTATAGTATAACAGCAAATAATGCAACTAATGTAATTTCATTTAGTAACTTAGGTGCAGATAATGTTGGTAAATCAGGTACTATTGTTATAACTAATCCAGGAACTGTTGGTTCATTAGGTTGGGCAGAATTGCCATCTACAGCTTATACACCAGGCGGTTCAGCTATAAATTTTGACACTACTGCTAATGCGTTAGCTATAATAAGCTATATTGTAGTAGCTTCAAATAAAGTATTAATAAACTATGTAGGCGATTTTGGTAGCTATCCGCAACCATAAAATATAACTTAATGAGAAACTTCTGGTCACGAATTGATTTTTGGAATACCGGGACTAGCAGGTCTACGAGCAGAACTACTTCGAGGTCAACTAGCACTTCTAGGTCAACAAATACTGTTTACGAAACTTCTAAGTCCACAACAACTACTTTTAGTACTTCAAGAACAACTACTTTTTCTACATCAAGATCAACAAGCACGGTTGTAAGTACTTCTAAAAACACAAATACAGTTGTAAGTACATCTAAAAATACAACTACAACATTTACAACCACTAGATCAACTACATCAGAATTTTTAACTTCAAGGTCTACAACTACGACATTTGAAACTTCAAGGTCTACAACTACGACATTTAATACAACCAGGTCTACGACTACGACATTCAATACTACTAGATCTACAACTACAACTTTTAACACTAGTACAGCTACTGTAACTACTTTTAATACTAGTACTACAACTTCTAAATCTACAACAACAGTATATAATACTACTAGGTCTACGACTACAACTTTTAGTACTACTCTTACAACTCTTACTGTATTTAATACTTCAACAGCAACAACTAGAAGTACTACTACAACATTCTCAACTTCTAAGTCTACAACAACCGCATTTAACACAAGCACTGTTACGACAACAAGTAAAACTACTACTATATCAACATCAAGAAGTACAAATACAACAATTTCAACAAATAGAAACACAACAGAGTCGAGAAATACAACAACAACGTATACAACAAGTACAGTATTTAACACGAGTACTTCTACTACTACGGTATATACAACTACATTTAACACATCAAGAAGTACAACAACAACTATTTCTACAACTAGATCAACTAGTACAACTTTTTCAACATCTAAAGATACTACAACTACATATACAACAACTTTTAGTACAAGTAGAATTACATCAAGACCAACTATAACATATTTTGCTACTAGTGCAAGTACAACATTTAATACAAGTACGACAACAACGACTGTATACAATACAAGTACTGTAACAACTTTTAATACTACTACAACATTTAATACAAGTAGAACTACCAGCAGGTCAACAACTACAACATTTAGTACAAATAGATCAACAAATACAACTACTACTTATACTACGTCTAGAACTACGACTATTGAAACAGCTAAAAATACTACTACAGTATATAATACTACTAGAAGTACTTTTATTAGAAACTCTATACAAACATTAATAACAGAATATAATACTAGTAGAAGTACAACAGAAAGCAGAAGCACAACTACTACATATACAACAAACACTGTATATAACACGTCAACAACAACTGTATATAATACGTCAACAGATACCACTATTTCTACAAATAGAAATACTACGGAAAGTAGATCAACAACGACAACATATACAACGAATACTGCTTTTAATACGTCAACAACAACCAGTAGAACAACAACAATTTCTACATCAAAAAACACAACTGAGAGTAGGAGTACTACAACTACATATACTACAAGCACTGTTTATAGTACAACAAGAAGTACTTCAACTAGTAGATCAACAACTATATCAACAAGTAGATCAACTACGACAACGTTTAGCACATCTAGATCTACTACTACAACGTTTAGCACAAGTGTTGTAACATCTAGAACTACAACGTTCCAAACTCAAAAAACTACAACCACAACGTTTAATACTGGTACACTTTATAATACTACGTTTAATACTAGTACAGCCACAGGAGAAAGTAGAAGTACAGCAACGTCTAGAACTACCACTTCTTTCTATAATACAACTAGAAGTACAACGGAAAGCAGAAATACAAGCACCGCGTTTAATACAACAACCGCTTTTAATACTGCTAGATCTACAGCTACAGAGTTTAATACAACAGGAAGTACTTCAACAACTACTGTATATGCTACGACTTTAAGTTTAAGTAATTTAGAAAGATCAAGTGCAACAAGCTTTAATTTTGCATGTTTTGAATTTCCAAGTATTACATTCTACTTTACTAATGCTTCTGCTGGAATACCAACTACAAATTCTGTTGCTTATACTAATAGTAGCGGAACTAGTACGTTAAGTGATGGATATTATGCTATTAATGATGGTACAGCTATTGGCGCAACGCACTTTATAAGAATTAGCGGTGGTAGTGGAGATGTAATACAAGTAACAGGTTGTGGCGGCGGTGGAGGCTTCCCTTCTGATAGAAGATTAAAGAAAAATATTAATTTCTTATATCAAACACATGACGGAATAAATATATATACATTCGAATATAAATCTCATCGAGGTAAATATGAGGGAGTTATAGCTGATGAAGTTGAAAATATAGAGGGTGCTGTTTACGAAGTTAACGGTTATAAACATGTTAACTATGATAAAATAAATGTTGAATTTAAACAATTAAAATAATGATAGATGAAAGTTTAATATCAGCTCATAACGGTACAAATTTTGTTATAGAAAAAGTCACTAAAAAAGATGAAAACAATAATGATTATACTATATCTGAATTTAAGTATAAACAAGATGTAATACATAATAAATTTAATAGTGTTAAAGAAGCACAAGTATATATAGGAGAATGTGATGGTTGTTCTCATTTTAATGAAAGTAAAAATCAATTTACAGATGTTACATGGGGCGATGTGTTATATTTAGGTTTATATATGGGATTAACTCCTGAATATATATATAGTAACAAAACTCATTCTGTAGATGTTGTAGAATCAGACCAAGAAATAATAGATAATGTTACATGGATAAATAATAATATAAATGTAATACAACATGACGAATGGACATATGCTACTTCAAAAAAATATGATATTATAATATGTGATTTATGGGCGGAGCCAGACGATATAATACAAGATCATAAAACAAAATTAATAAATAATTATACAAATAATTTAAAAGATGGCGGTAAAATAATAATACCAATATCAGGTGAAACAATAAATTAATCATGCCAAATACTAGTAGGTCAACAACTACAACTACCACGTTTCCAACGTTGAGAAATACAACTACCACCTTTGGTACTTCAAGAAATACCGGTACGAGTAGGAACACGAGTACTGTTTATAGCACAACTACTACATTTGAAACTGAAACAGATACTAATACATCTTTTAATACTACTACCGCATACCAAACAACAACAACATATAGTACATCACGAGGGACTACTAGAGCTACCGCAACTTCTAAAAACACAACTACAATTTATAATACTAGTAGAACAACTACGTATACAAGTGTTTTTAATACAAGTAGATCAACTACCACGACATTTAATACTAGTAAAAGTACTACAACAATTTATAATACATCTACGACTACTGTATTTAATACAACCACAACATTTAATACAAATAGAAATACATTCGAATCTAGGTCAACTACAACAACATATACGACTAATACTGTATTCAATACTAGTACAACAACAGTATATACAACAACTTTTGGCACCTCTAGAAATACAACTGAATCAAGAAATACGACGACTGTATATACAACTAATACTGTTTTTAATACTTCAACAGTAACTATATTTAGTACAAGCAGAACTACAACAGTTTCAACGAATAGAAATACTACAGAAAGTAGAAGTACTACGACTACTTATACTACTACTACTACTTATAATACAGTTAGAAATACTTTAAATACTGTTCCTATAAATATAACTACGACATTTAGCACTAGTACAATTACTATAACTGCTTTTAATACGTCAACTACAACAGTATTTAATACAGCTAGAACTACCCAAACATCAACAGTTTTTAATACTAGTACTTCTACAACAACTACTTATACAACGACTTTTAGTACCACTAGATCAACAGCAACAACTAGAACCACAACTATTAGTACTAGTAAAAATACAACCACTACTTTTTCAACTAGTAGAAATACTACTTTTAATACAGCTAGAGATACTACTACTGAATATACTACTACATTTAATACTAGTAGAATAACGACTAGAGATACTATAACAACATTTAATACGTCTACTAATACAACTACTACTTTTAATACAAGTACTACTACTACCACAACGTTTAATACAAGTAAAAATACAAGTAGATCTACTACGACTACATTTTCAACTAGCCGTAATACCACTGAAAGTAGGAGCACAACAACAGTATACACAACTAATACTGTATTTAATACAACGACTGCAACCACTACTACATTTAATACTAGTACTGTAACTGTATTTAGTACAACAACAACGTTTGAAACAACAAGGTCAACAACAACAGTATATAATACTAGTAGAAGTACCACAACAAGTTTTGGAACAACTGTACCAACTAGTATAAATACGACAACAACGTTTAATACAAGTACCACTACAACTACTGTTTATGAAACGTCTAAATCAACTACTACTAGTTTTACAACAACATTTAGCACAAGTAAAAATACTAGTACAACATTTAATACAAGTACAACTACAACAACAACATTTAGTACTTCAAAAAGTACAACAACAACATTTAATACTAGTACTACTACTATAACGGTATATAATACAACTAAATCAACATCAACATTGTTTAGTACATCGGCAGAGACTACAACGACGTTTAATACATCAACATCAACTACTACGACGTTTAACACAAGTACAGCTACTACAACAATTTTTAATACTAGTACTAACACAACAACCACTTTTAATACTAGTACATCAACTACGTTCAATACTAGTACAACAACAACCACAGTATATACAACGACTAGATCAACAACTACGACGTTTAATACTACCACGACATATACAACATCGTTTAGTACAGCTGTTGATACTATAACAACTTGGTATCAACCGTCTACTAGAGCTAATCAACCTGGAGATACGGTGCATCATCCTAGAACTTAGTAACAAATAAAAGCATGTAATTAATATAATATGTCAAATTAAATCAAATTTTATGGAAATGTTTAATAAAAAGGAGCTAGATAAACGCATAGGCCCCTTAAAGAAAAACAAAAAACTATATGACCTTGAAGCTGTTGAAGGTTATGTAATTAGAAAAGCCAACGAAAATGGCTTAGATCACAGCTATGATGTTATGGCAGAAGAAATGCCATATTTTAAAACATTAGCATATACAGAATATGCTGGTAATTTTTATTTACAACCACTAAATTTTAAATTAAGAAACGAACAATTAATAGACGCTTACAATGATAATTCAAGTAAAATTGTTGATTATTCTTCTTTACTTATAAATAGAATTGTAAATAATGAAGCTAATAAATATACAGGAAGAAAGGAAGAATTTAATAAATACTTACCAAAAGATTATTTAGTTGTTCTACCAGGTTCTAATAAAGTTAGAGAGAATGTATGTTTAAATAGATTAAAGTATATATCTAAACAACATGGTGATAATATATATTTCAAACCACATCCTATAACAACTCATCAAATTATTGGTGAATTAAAAGATTTTTTTGGTGAAGAAAATATATTACCTAGAGATATAAATATGTATTACTATTTACAAAAAGCTAAAGGTATTTACACGACTCATATTAGTGAAAGTTGTATATATGGTATTGTAACTGGTAAAAAAACAGAACCTATTGATGTATGGAATAATATACAAAGAGGTTCATTTTATTGTATTAATAATCATTTGTTAACTCATCAGCATGATGCTAAACATTTTATTAATAAAACATTTTCGAGTTATAAATCTGGTATTATAAATCCAGATATTGATATAAATTGGAAAGAAAAAGTTGATAAATATATTGATTATATATGTAAAAAGAGAGAAGTTTATAAAAATTGGTTTATAGACAACCCTCCTAAGAAATAATTAAATTAAATATTATGGCAAAAAAAATAAATAAACAAGAATTAGAACAATTACAAGGTTTTGTAACTAAAATTAACAATGGATCTGCTCAATTAGGTAATTTAGAGCTACAAAAACATGCTTTATTGCATGCTATTGGCGGAATTCAGCAAGATTTAGGTAATTTTCAACAAGGTTTGAAGGAAAAATACGGCGAAGTTAATATAGATATTAAAACCGGTAAAATTGAAGCAAATTTAATTAAATAAAATGAGCGTAGTAAGGAAAATTAGCGTAGGTAGAGACTATAAAAACGACGCAATGCACTATTCTGTTGGCCAAGAAGTATATGGAGGTCACACCATATGCGAAATAATAGAACAAGCGGATAAATTTTCTATTTATATTGAAAAAAATAAAGAAGTTTTACCTTGGAAAGACTTTAATAAAAATATGGCTATTGCAGTTGAATATAATTTAGAATATTAATGCAAAGTTTATTTAGTTTTATAATTAAACCTAAAAAAGAAAGATACGATAATACAAAAAGCATTGACGGAAAAGAATTAATACTTAATTCAGAAATATCTGATCATAAATTTGTTAGTCGTGTTGGAATAGTGACAGCATTGCCTAAATCAGAAAAAACAGAAATACAAATTGGTGATGAAGTTATTATTCATCATAATGTTTTTAGGAGATGGTATGATGCTAGAGGTATAGAAAAAAATAGTAGAAGCTATTATAAAGAAAATAAGTATTTTGTTAATAAAGAACAAATATTTTTATATAAAAGAAATAATAAATGGCATGCGCCTAAAGATTATTGTTTTATTAAGCCAATTAAATCAAATAATATTATAGATAAAGAAATACCTTATCGTGGTATTGTTAAATACTTAAATAAAAAACTTGAAGGAATAAAAGTTGGAGATTTAGTTGGTTTTACGCCAAGCAGCGAATATGAATTTATAGTTGACGGCGAAAGATTATATAGAGTATTAACTAAATTTATAACTATTAAGTATGAACGCCAAGGAAACGAAGAAGAATATAATCCAAGCTGGACATAGAGCTGTTGAAGAATTAATTAAAGTTGCAAAAGAGCCAATAGTTGAAACAGAAGACGATATTTCAGCCGATAGACTTAAAAATGCGGCAGCAACTAAAAAGTTAGCTATATTTGATGCTTTTGAAATTTTAAATAGACTTGAAGAAGAAAAAGCTTTATTAGATAACAAACCTTTAGAAAAAAAAGAAGAAGCTTTTAAAGGTTTTGCAGAAAGAAGATCTAAATAATGTATAAGCAAAATTTATATAAGGTTATAGAACCTATAAAAATAAATACAATTAAAAGATTAAATAAATCTAAAAAATGGGAATATGGTTACAATAAAGAACATGATGTCGTCATTATATCAAAAACTGGTGAAATTGGCGAAATATATGAAATCCAAAATCTGCGGATAGCTTTACCAAAAGCTAGAAATGTTTTTAAAGGTAATAATAAATGGCAAGTACAAAAATATCCTAAAGAGTTACAAAAGCTTAAAAGTATATTTGATTGGAAAGAATTACCGCAAGAATTTAAAAACAAATGGCATGAATATATTGAACAAGAGTTTACTAATAGAGAACAAGGTTATTGGTTCCGTAATAAAGGTGTTGACACTTATATTACTGGCACTCATTACATGTACTTGCAGTGGACTAAAATTGACGTTGGCAAGCCAGAATTTAGGGAAGCAAATAGATTATTCTACATTTTCTGGGAAGCTTGCAAAGCAGACGTACGATCATACGGAATGTGCTATCTTAAAAACAGAAGATCTGGGTTTTCATTTATGGCATCAGCGGAAACTGTTAATTTGGCAACCATATCAAGTGATGCTAGGTACGGGATTTTATCCAAGTCTGGAGCTGACGCAAAAAAAATGTTCACTGATAAAGTGGTACCCATATCAGTTAACTACCCATTCTTTTTTAAACCGATACAAGACGGTATGGATAGACCCAAAACCGAATTGGCATATCGTGTACCCGCTAGTAAATTTACCAGACGCAAGATACTCGCGAACGAAAGGACCGAGGAGCTCGAAGGGTTGGACACCACCATCGATTGGAAGAACACCGGAGACAATTCGTACGACGGTGAAAAGCTTTCCCTCCTTGTCCACGACGAGGCCGGTAAATGGGAGAGGCCCGAGAACATCCTCAACAACTGGAGGGTCACTAAAACCACCCTCAGGCTCGGTTCGAGAGTGATAGGTAAATGTATGATGGGCTCTACAAGTAATTCATTAGATAAAGGTGGAGAAAACTTTAAAAAATTATACAACAATTCAGACGTTACAAAAAGAAATCGTAATGGACAGACTCGCTCGGGATTATATAGTTTGTTCATACCTATGGAATGGAACTTCGAAGGATTCATTGATTCTTATGGATTACCTGTATTCAACACGCCGAAAAAAGAAATTACAGACGTTCATGGAGCAGTTATCGATATTGGAGTTATTGAGCATTGGGAAAATGAAGTCGCCGGTTTAAAAGGAGATCAAGATGCATTAAATGAATTTTACAGACAATTTCCAAGAACTGAAGAGCATGCTTTTAGAGATGAAACTAAGAATAGCTTATTTAATTTAGCTAGAATTTATGAACAAATTGATTACAACGATGATATTACACAAGATGCTAATATAACAAAAGGTAATTTTTCTTGGCAAAATGGAATAAAAGATTCTAAAGTTCAATTTACACCAAATCCAAATGGAAGATTCAAAATTAGCTGGGTGCCTAATTTAAATTTACAAAATAATATTATAAATAAAAATGGAATTAAATATCCCGGTAATGAACATATGGGTGCATTTGGCTGCGATAGTTACGA